TCCACGAACACATTTACAGGAGGGCTGGGACAGATCATAATTAGAGGCACAGCTACAACTCTTACAGACATCCAAAACACAGAAGCGTTTATTGCAGCAAAGATGGGAGTAATACCATGAACATGCTGGTCACTGCACTAATGCTGGCTGGCTTGATTTCCTTAGCAGCCGCAGCCTTCAATCTCTCCATTACCCCCCGGATTAGTATGGGGTGGTTGGGAGTATCCCTTTTCGCCTTGGTCGCATTCCTGTGTCAAATGGGAATGGTAATGGTCAAGTAACCCCCCGCCCCGCAAGGAGTATTTTATGTCAACTGTTGCCGATTTCGATGTTGAAGATTTTGAATCCCGCGATAAGGGCAAAGAGAAGAACTATGTCCGGTTCTATATCAAGGCTAAGGAAGACACTGCAAAGTCTGCCGAAGAAGGCCGTCCGATCTATGTTGATAAGGAGTATATTGAGATTCGTGCTCCGGGTAATCAGACTAATATCGTAGACCGCCCGGTTTCGGACAAGGATAAGCAGGACTATAGGCGCGCATATGCGATGTTCAAGTCTGGTGATGCAGAGCAGGTCATTGGAACGCCTCTTTCCGAGGTTACTTGGATCACTCGCTCGCAAGTCGAAGAACTGGCTTATTGGCGTGTTCGTACTTTGGAGCAGCTTGCCGCTGTTGGCGACGATGTTTGCTCCCGTCATCCGGGCCTTACTACACTGAAGAACAAGGCTGTTCAATTCGTGGCAAAGTCCGAAGCAAATGCCCCGTTTATCGCACTGCATGAAAAGAATAAGAAACTGGAAGAGGAAATGGCTGCAATGAAGCTGGCTATGGAAGAGCAAGCAGCCATCATTAAGGGCCTACAAGCCGCTAGGAAGTAGGGAGTCTGGTCATGGCACAGTCCGTCCTCCAATTGGTCAACAAAGCCCTGCAAGAGATTGGCTTGCCGCAGGTGCTTACTATTGTGTCTGCCCCGGACGATCAAACCGGATTCCAGACACTCGGCCTCTTGAATGCGCTGGGTAATCAACTTATCAAGGTACATGATTGGCAGTTCCTTGAGAAGACTCAGACGTTTACGGGGAACGGTGTGCAGACTGAATTCGACCTACCTGCCGATTACAAAAGGATAGTTAACCAGACCCAATGGAGCAGTAAGAACAAGCGGCCGATGTATGGACCCATGACCCCGCAAGGATGGTCATGGGTCCAGTTCGGTATTGTGTCGGTAGGAGTGTACTATCGCTATCGCGTACTGCGTAACAAGTTCACTGTTTTCCCTACGCCCGCAGATCAGGAGCAACTTAACTTCTTCTATATCTCTAAGCATTGGGTATACGATCCGCTTACAGATACGTATAAGGATAATATCACGGCCGATACTGATGAGACTGTATTTGAAGACTATTTGATGATCGCCGGTATCAAGTTTAAGCTATGGGCCGCTAAGGGTATGGATGCGACGGAACTGAAAGATGAATTCATGTATATGCTCAACAACGAAAAGGCTCAGAATCAGGGGGCCCCTGTTATCCAGCTAGATAAGCGTTGGGACTACCTGTATATCTCCGGGCAAAATGTGCCGGATGGGAGCTGGAATGTTTAAGGCCAATGCTCAGATTCGGCAGGTATCACAGGCGCTTGCCTTGCTTGCGCCAACGGGTGGTATTAATGACCTAGACCCGCTGGCAAAGATGGGTCCAGAGTTTATGATCGACGCCATGAACCTCTATCCCGACAATGGGTTAGTGGTAGTGCGCCCCGGATACCGTGAATATGCGACTGGCCTTAATGGTGCCGTTAAGACCATTTTATCTTTTGCCGCACAAGACGGTACTTTTCACAAGTTCGCGGCTGTCGATGCAGGCATCTATAATATCTCCGCTGCGATACAGAATCCAGTCATCGTAACTCCCTCCACCTTTGGAGAATGGGAGTTTACTAATTTTGCCACTTCCGCAGGTCAGTTTCTTATTGCCACAAATGGCGTAGACCCTGCCAAGCTATACAACGGTACGACGTGGATCGACTTTACAGAGGTTGCCACCCCTGCCGGTCCAGGTCAGATCAAGGGTGTGAATCCAGCCACGTTTGACTATGTAATCTCGCATAAGGCTCGCCTATGGTTCATCCAAAAGAACACAATGACGGCGTGGTATCTCCCCGTTGACTCTGTGGGCGGTGAAGCGAAGCCATTTTATGTGGGAGGTATCTTCAATCGTGGTGGCTACCTGCGAATGATGGCACGGTGGTCTTCTGATACAGGAGAAGGGCTAGATGATCGCCTTATTTTCTTCACGTCAACCGGGGAGATTGCTTCGTATGCTGGTAATGACCCTGCGAACGCAGCAGACTGGACACTGGATTCTATCTTCTTCGTGGCATCGCCTCTTAGCAAAAGGTCGGTGGCTTCCTATGGCGGTGACATTATGCTTCTATGCCGTCGTGGGCTGGTTCCTCTTTCATCCCTCATAACCGGGCAGGCAACCGAAGTAGTGTATTCGGGGGGTCTAACCAAGCGGATTTCAAGGACGCTTTTGCGTCTATCTTCGCTAGGCGCACCCCCCTTCCCGCCAGAAGTGCGGTTGCATGAAGACGCTGCTTGGGTGGTCATAAACATCTTCGATCCTGCGGTGGCAGGTGGACGGTTTGATGGTACGAATGCACCTATCCAACTGGTAATGAACGTGCTTACCGGAGCATGGGGCAAGTTTAACTATCCTGTTCGCACCGTGCGCAGCATTGATTCTACTTTGTATATGGGCACGGACGATGGCCGCGTACTAGCCGTTACCCCGGATGCGTATGTTGATAATCGCTTGTTCAATGGTACTGGTGGTGTTCCTATCGAAGCCTATGGCATGGGGGCCTATACGTATCTTGAGCAGCCGACTACCAATAAGCACGCCAAGCTAATTCGCCCCGTGTTTCAAGCAGAAGTGGTGCCCTCCTTTGTCATGCGTATACTGCCAGACTTCCGGCTGGATCGCTTGATCCAAACTCCCCCGCCTTCGTTCTCGATTGGTAATGCGCGCTGGGACGTAAGTTTTTGGGACCAAGCAAATTGGGCGGGAACTGAAAACGTTTACAGGCCATGGCGTTCCGCTAACGTACTAGGCTACGCATTTGCCTGGCAGATGCGCATATCAACGTCATCTGCACTTGGCCTATCGGACCTTGAGTGGGTATGGGAGAATGGTGGACTCGTATGAGATGGCTTAATTCAGACCCGCAATTCATGTGTCATCTGGCTAACTTGCTAGAGATAGCGCCTACTCCAAATGCGGTGGTCATTGCAGAGTTCGATGATGTGGTGCCCATTTGTGGAGTGGTTTTCGACGGCTATAATGGCAAGTCTATCCATGCACACATTTGGATTGCACCGGGCCGTAGACCTTCGCGTATGTGGTGGTTCGCCATCTATGATTATATGTTTCGGCAGTGTGAAGTGACGAACGTTATTGGCACTGTACCTAGTAGTAACCTTGCCGCCAAAAAGCTGGACGAGCATCTAGGTTTCAAATTGAATAGTGTGATACCGAATTATTACCCCAACGGTGACGATATGCTTCTGTATATCTGCACCGCTGAATCGGCCATAGACTGGCAACGTTTCCGGCCCGCCAGTTTCCGCTTTGAGCAGGAGCAGGATAATGGGAAGCAAAAAGAAAGCGCCGCCGCCTCCTGATTATAAGGCACTTGCCCAACAGCAGGCGGAATTGCAGAATCAAATGCTAGCGACGCAGACCGAGGCTAATCGCCCCGATCAAATCACTGCATATGGCTCACTTAAATGGTCGCAAGACCCGACCACGGGAAGATGGACCCAAACCGAAGAGCTATCGCCTGAGGCAGCACAGGCCCTAAAAGAGTCACAGGGCCTACAGTCACAGCAAATCGGTCAGATTAGTGAATTGATGAAGCAAGGCGGGTTCCAAGGTGGACCCGCTATGCCCACGTATGATCCGACAACTGGTGAGCAGTATGCCCAGCGGTTTACTGAGTCACTTATGGGGCGGCTACGGCCGCAACAGCAGCAGGCACAGGAACAGATGCAAACTCAGCTACGGCTACAGGGTTTGCAGCCCGGTACAGAAGCCTATAATCGGGCCTATCAAAACCTGCTTACCTCGCAGGGTGATGTGAATACACAGGCTAATCTACAAGGGCTGTTGGCTGGCGGCAAGGAAGCCCGCGATATCTACCAGACTCAGCTAGGTGGTCAGCAGCAGGGTTATTCACAAGCCATGGAACAGTATTTGTTGCCATGGCAAACTGCCAGCATGACACAAGGATTGGCTAGTGGTATCCAGCGGCCTGAGTTCCAAGGATTCAGCCAAGCAGGGGCAGGCGAAGCCCCAAAGGTCATGGATGCTGCACAGCAGCAGTATGCACAGCAAATGCAGCAGTATAATGAGGCTGCACAATCCAAGCAGGGTAAGGGACAGGCTATCGGCTCCATTGCTGGCGGCGTCCTAGGTAGCGTTATTCCCGGTGCTGGCACCATGATTGGTGCCTCGCTAGGTGGTGCGGCTGGTGGTGCCCTGTTCTCTGATGCTACATTGAAGGAAGATATTGCAGTTCTTAGCGATGAAGATTGCTACAATGCTATGCTCCATATCTTCCCGCACACGTTTGCATGGCCTAATGGCAAGCGTGATACTGGCCTGATCGCACAGCAGGTAGCAGAGCATTTGCCAGACCTTATCCAGCGTGCGGAACAGGGCTTGCTGATGGTCAATTACGCTAAGTTTGCCACGCTACTACTTGGTGCTTTCCGGCATCTAGCGAAGGGGGCCTAAAATGGCTACCTACGATCAGCGAACCCTAGAAGCCCTGATGCAGTCCCTACCCGACTTGAAGAAAAAGCAACGTCGAGCAGAGCAATTGCGGGGTGAACAAGAACGGCTCAGGGAATTGAGTCAAAAGCCGGGTACAGGTAATTATGTTCCTACTCAGCAAGGCGGCCTATATCAGACTGTTGCTAGATATCGTCCTGACTATGCCCAGATGGCTAATCAAGGGGTAGGTGCGCTAGGTGAATTCCTTACCGGCCGAAAGGCAGATGAGGCACAGGGGCTATATGATGAGGCACAATCACAGGCCGTTCTAGGTGGCGTTCAGCAGTATAGCCAGCCGCCTCCCCCACAAGCCCCGCCCCCGCCTGTACCGGGCCAGCAATTGGGCAATCAGGGTTTGACGGCTCCGGGTATGCCTCCTATGCCTACTCAACAGCCAGCAGCCCCCTCCCCATTCGGGCCGCCTTCTGATATGGCCCCCCAGCCACCGGGCCTAGGCACTCAGCCGGGGGCCATGGGAGGGCTAGATGCAGCCGCACAGGAACAAGGCGCGTCCCCGACACAGGAAACGCTGCGTGCTTATCTAGGTATGATCGGCGGTCCTGATCTAAAGGATTTCCTACCAAAAGACAGGAGCGATATTCGCGTACAATCCACATTCACCGATGACTCAGGCGAAAAATATCTGGTGATGAATGATGGCGAAGTTCGCGGCACCGGAAAGAGGGCTGACTTCGGTGGTCAGATTACTACAGATGAGACTACTGGAAAGCAATACATCACGGTGAAGACTGGCCGCTTCCGTGGACAGTCTATACCTTTGGATCAGATCGGTAACTTTATGGAGGGTGGTATGCCGGGGGCTTCTGCGCCATCTGCGCCTAGCCCTGCACAAGTTCAGCCGGTGGATCGTGAAAGCTTGCACCAAAGGCAGAAGATGGCTGAGTCTGCCGGTGATCCTAATGCCGTATCGCCAGTAGGTGCGCAAGGGCTTATGCAAATTATGCCTGCTACGGCCGCTGAACTGGAACAGGAAATGGGTGTACCTCCGGGTAGCATTGCGGCTGATCCTACTATTAATGAAAGGGCTGGTCGGTTGTATATGGACAAACAGCTTGAAAGATTCGGTGGCGATCAGGAAGCCGCATTGGCCGCTTATAATTGGGGTCCAGAGCGGGCAGAAGCCTGGGTCGCGGGCGGCAAAGATAGAAGCCAATTGCCGGAGGAAACACGTGGATACATCGAGAAAATACTTGGCCCCGGACCCACGGCAACTGGAACTGCCATTTCCCCTGCCATCGCTGTACCGGGAGGCCCACGAAAACTCACCGCCGGAGAGAAGAAATTTAGCGAAGAACAATCCAAAGCGCAGGTCGAAGCGCAGGCGGCACTAGGCAAGGTAGAAGGTAACGCAGAAAGTGGTCTACGCGCGGTCGAAGATTTGTTGAAAGATACAGAAGGATTGGAGGCTATTGTTGGTGATCCAAGTGATCTTCTAAGCTATGGCCGTATTCCCGATGCGTTGGCGCAGTTTGCTATCCCGGCTCTTAGTGCGGGTAAACCGGCTGCGCGCGGGTTTGCTAAGTGGCAAACTGTGACTGGATCAGCTTTCCTATCTGCCTTTGAAAACTTGCGCGGTGGTGGTCAGATTACAGAAGCCGAAGGCAACAAAGCCACGGCTGCTGCGGCTGCTCTTAATCGTGGTCAAAATGCTGAAGAAGTTAGGACTGCTCTGCGCGATTTGCGTGATGTAATTCAAGCTGGATTGCGTAGGGCTAGAGCACGTGCAAAGGGAGATTTCTCCGGCGATAACGCTTTGAGTGCCACAGGTGGGGCTGCTTCTGTAGCCCCGGCTGCAAGCCCAGAAGATGATGCGCTAGTTAATAAGTGGCTCGGAGGCTGAAATGCCTACACGTGACCAGATTCTACAGGCCCTAAAAGCTGCGGATGCTGCGGCAACGGCAGGTGATCCTTCGGCTGCGGTAGAAGCCCGCAAACTAGCGCAAATGTATAAGACTTCTTCGGAGGCTCCTGAACCGGCTGCGCCGGCTCCACAGCTTTCGATGGATGAACGCATGGCAAAAGCTGGTATTACTCCGGTTGATCCTACCGAGGGCATGAGTACCTTTGAAAAGGTGGCGGCGGGTGCTGGCTCTTCCTTCATGGGAACCGCAAGGCAAGCAAGGCGACTAGGTAATCTAGGAGTTCAAAATGTACCCGGAGTGTCTCATCTGGCTCGTTATATGGGGTTCAATCCCGAGGAAAATTTGGCCGCGTTGGATGAGGAAACGGCAGAGGCTCGTAGGCTAGAAGCCCCACTAATGGCAACCAAGGCCGGCAAGGCTGGTCAAATCGGCGGTGATATTGCGCAGGCTCTAGCACTCACTGCGGCTACTGGTGGTCTAGGTGCGGGGGCTGGTGCTGCTACAGGCGCACGGGCACTAGCTAATGTGGCTGCGCGTGATGTGGCTGCGGGTGGCATACAAGGTGCTTTACAGGACACCGGAGCGGGTGAATCTATTGGCAAGAATGTCCTTACTAATGCACTACTAGGTGGCGCTCTTCCTGTAGGCGGGGCTGCCTTGCGTAAGGGCAAGCAGATAGCGGATGAAATTGGACTGAGTGGGGCTGCGAGGCTTGGTGTCGAGGCTATCGGTGCTATCCCGGTTGCTGGTGCCCCGGCACGTGGCCTATTGAATGTTGCGGAACGGCGTGAAGCCAACAAGCTAATGGCCCATGCTAATGCCCTACGTGAACACGCAGCGAAAACAGCCCCAGCACGTGCGGCGCATACAGAGGTCAAGCGTGAGGCAACTGCGGTTGCTAAAGAACAGACAAAGGAAGCCAACAAAGCGGCTGCCGAAGCCTATCGGGCACAGGTCGGTAAACTCAATGCAGCAGCGAAGGAAAAAGCTGGCAAGGCTTTGGAAGACATTACCACTAGCTTCCACGTCAAAATTACCCCGCAAGTGGCTACCAAAGCGAGGAACCTAAAAGCAAAGTATGCTGGCATACTGAAAGACAAGCCGGACCTTGCAAGGGCTTTGGATCAAATGACGATCCACGGTGCTAAGATGCCGGGTAAGGTTGCTGCTAGCATTAAGAGTAGTACAGGTGAAGCGGCCCGTGCCTCTAGGGAAGGTAGACAAGCCCTGCATGAAATTGAGCGGTTTGTTACTGAATCTATGTATGAGAATCTTCCAAAGGCTAGGGCTGATGCCCTACGCGAAGCTTTTGAGTCTTATGGTAGGGGCGCACGCTCCGAATTGCTGCCTCCTAAACCTAGTCAAATTAGAATCAAGCCTAATGTGCCTGAATTGAAGCTTCCGCCAGTGCCAATTAAACCCGGAACCGGCCCCTATTCAAGAACGAAAGCGCAGGCCGTTCGCACGGCGGCTCTTCGTGGCGCTGCCTTGCAGCGTGATCGTAAAAAGGAGGATTAGTCATGCCTCGTAACGGCTCTGGTGGATACGACCTTCCGGCCGGTATCAACCCTGTAGTAACGCAGACGCTTATCACGTCTAATTGGGCAAACACGACCCTCAATGACGTGGCGGTCGCGCTTACCAATAGTATAGCACGTGATGGACAGACCCTTCCTACGGCTAACCTGCCTATGGGCGGGTTCGCTCACACAGGTGCGGGTGATCCTGCATCCCGTGATATGTATGACACCCTAGGCTACGTGCAAGATGGTAGGCATTTCCGTCTTACTAACGTGGCTGGTGTAAACCAGATCACGGCGACGCTTCCCGGTGGCGCGGTGGCGCTATCCGTGGGGCAGATTGTCCAGCTACTTCCGGCTAACAATAATACCGGTGCCGTTACCCTGAATATCAATGGCATCGGTGCGCGGCCTGTCACTACCGACCTAGGCAATCCACTTGCCACCGGAAACCTAGTCGCCAATAGACCCTATTTGCTATCCTATACTGGCACGTCATGGGTAATGATTACTGCCGGTGGTGGTAGCTCGGGCATCGCTCAGGCCGCCATGAGCGGCTGGGACAGGCCCACGGCGAACGGCCCGTACCCTCCGATCACGGCCGTAGACGCGACGACTGTAGCCATTCCTGCGGGCACTGGCAGAATCATCCGTCCATCGGCCCGCGATTTGTCGGGTGTGACAGAGGTTTCTTGGGCGGCCCAGAATGTGGCATTGAGCTTTGTGGCTACCTCATGGAATACCATTCTGGGTATCAATGCGCTGGGTCAAGTCGTGCAATTCACGGGCAACTTTAGCCCGGTGTGGGCACGTGAAAATATCCTGATCGGTTCCGTTGCGCATGTGAATGGTCAAATCAACGAAATCAATACCGTCCCCGCGATCTTTGGAGATATGACTTACGCCTCATACGACGTAAGTAGCCTGTTGCACAATACGCTAATCAGTGGTGGGCGGCTGCTAGCAAATGCGGTTAGTCCGTTCCATGTGGACTTGCAGGCGGGTGCTATCTTTACGTTAGGTGGCGATGCTAACGATGTTAACGATCCCAATAAGCGGGATTTCCCTTCTTCCTTTGACCTGAGTTTCTTCCCGGTCACAGGTAACAATACGGTAGCGGCGATTACCCAAAACGTTCCGGTGACGAACTACGACCCAAATGGGGCAGGCGCAATCGTAGCTATCCCCGGTGGCGCTACTACTACTTCCATTCACCGCATGTATCTACTGGCCGGGGAGTTCATATTCCTGTACGGTCAGAAGACCTATACGGACCTTACCACGGCGCTATCTCAGCTAGGTGTGGATGACTCTGCTACTATCTTCCCATCGAAGCTGACTAATGCCACCTTCCTGAGCTACATTGTAGCGCAGAAGAATAACCTTGATCTAAAGGACACAACTACTGCGCGCCTTCTGACTAGGGGCGGCACCAGTTTCAGCATCGGTTCCGCTAGCTCCATTTCCGAAGCCCCGATCAATGGTCTTATCTATGGCCGTAAGGATGCAGGCTGGTCGGAAGCTGTGCCCGCTCCAAAGGGGCCATCGTCTACGCTACGTCAAATCTTCTTCAATACTAACCTGCTTCCCCGCTGGTCACTGACGGTAAATGATACGCCAGAGGGCGGCGGTAATACCGGCTCTAGTCTTGAGATTCGTCGGTATGATGATGCTGGCGTCTTGATAAATTCCCCGGTTGCCATTAATCGCACCACAGGAGAGGTTTTTACAACTGCTTCTCTTACGGTTCAAGGTGCCGCTAGCCACATCACTGCGGGGGGTGACGTAAGGGCGAATAGCAACTTTGCATCTACCAATACTTCTGTAGTGCTGGCAACGTCGGCGGCCGGTAATGTATTCCTGCGGCCTAGTGGTGCTGCATCTTCGGTCGGGCAAACTACCATTGCTTCCACTGGCCTGATGAACGTTGGCGGTAATGTCAATGCTGCTGGCCTTATTGCTAGGGCTTCCGGTGGTGGCGAGGGTGGCGAACTACAGCTTCTCGGCGACGGTGGTGCGAGTACCGCTATCATTGACAACGTGGGGCCGCAAACCCGGTTCTTCGGTGGTGCCGCTGCACCGATGACTTTCGACCGGGAAACTGGTGCCTTGACTGTGCCTCTGTCAATCACAGCCGGGCAAGGGGTCATTGCGAACCAGAATTTCGGTTCTTCCACTAATGTCGCTGTGCTGGGTCCGGTTGCTGCTGTTGCGGGCACGGTTCTACTGCGGCCTA